AACGAGCTTTCTCCAATGCCTACACTTCGGTTGTGACCTACCCGGGTGCTTTAGGAGAGCTTTGGAACGACCAACTGATCAGAGGAGGATTTGTTGCATTACTTGCTCCAGAGAAACGAGGGAAAACTTTTATGCTGTTGGAGATAGGATTGAGAGCTATCCGTCAGAAAGCTAATGTTGCATTCTTTGAAGCCGGAGATATGACCGAGGAACAAGTATTGAGAAGGATTTGTATATACATTTCCCAACGCTCCGACAAAGAAAGGTATTGCAAAGAACGTTTCCGCCCTGTCGGGGATTGCGTGTTGAACCAGTTGGACTTGTGTGACAGAGAGGACAGAAATTGCGACCACGGAATTTTTGATAACGTTCCACTATCCGAATTTGCACAAACACCTCACCAATTCGTAAACCTCGAAGTGCTCCAACAGAAGTATGAAGAATACCCGGATTATGAACCTTGCGACGCTTATGGTTGTACCGACAGACGAGGAACAGTCTGGTTGAAGAAGGTAAAGAAANGCCGTCCTCTTTCAGTAGTCCAGGCGAAGAAAAATGTGAAGAAGTTTTTTGAAAGGTATAAACGCCGATTCAAGCTCATAACCTATCCCGCTGGAACTCTTACTGTCAGCGAAGTCCGGCGAGTGTTAGATATCTGGGAGAGACAAGACAACTTCGTACCGGATGTAATAATCATCGATTATGCTGACTTGATGTCGGCAGACGATGCGAAGGTTTCTGAATTTCGCCACAGGCAGGATTATATCTGGAAATCCTTGCGAGGTTTGTCTCAAGAGCGACATGTATTGGTAGTCACAGCAACACAAGCAGATTCGGAAAGCTATGAGCGGAAAAGGTTGACAATGTCGAACTTTTCTGAAGACAAGAGGAAGTTGTCTCATGTTACCGCAATGTATGGTCTAAATCAAGACCCGCAAGGAAGGGAGAAAAAGTTGGGAATATTGCGAATCAACGAAATTGTGGTNCGTGAAGGNGAATTNTCCAACGACAGAGAGGTTTGGGTTTTGCAAGACCTTGCTGCAGGTAGACCATTTTTGGAAAGTTTTTTCCCATGATTGGGAAGAAACTTTTTGAAAACCNTTCAAATAATTTTGGTTCAAATTGTATAATAATATCAGAAGGAAAGCTAATATAAAATCAATACAAAATCAAATCAAAAAAGGAGGAGTTTGTATGTTAGTAAAAAGAGAGGATTTGATTAAGGCAGCGAAGGAGTTGAATGATGTCCTGGGGCTAGACCCGCAAATCAAGACAGGAAAGAAAGTGACAGACGAGGAATTGACGGAACAAATATTAGAGGCCGCTGATTTGCTTTTACCTGAGGATGATATTTCCGAGGAGACCATGAGAGTTATTAAACTCTTAAAGGATGAATCCGCTGAAGAAGAAGAAGACGAGGAAGTAGAAGCTGACGAAGAACTTGAAGAAGAAGATGAGGAAATAGATGAGGAAGAACTGGAAGAAGAGGAAGAGGACGAGGTTGACGAAGAAGATGAAGAGGAAGAAGAAATGGAAGAGGATGACGCTGAAGATGTAGACGTTGAGGACGAAGATGAGCTTGAAGAAGAGGAAGAGGAAGAGGAAGAAGAACCGAAACCCGCTCCGAAGAAAGAAAAGAAGGAGAAAAAGGGAGCGAAGGAAGAAAAGCCGAAAGCGAAGAAAACCCCGCCTGTTCAGATAACTTTGACTAGAGTTGCTGCCGCCGCTTTAGCAATCAAGAATTCAAATAAACCTTTAACAATCGAGGAACTGGTCAAAGCCGCAGATGAGCTGTATGTAAAGGAAGGCGGAAAGCCCAACTTGAAGGAAAGCCAATCTAATACAGTTAAAGCTCTTCATGCGTTGATTGCTTTTGGCGTGGTTGAAGAAAAAGATGGCGTTGTAAGGGTGAAGTAACATGAAAACCTATAAAGCGGCCCTGGGTATAAGGGGCGATATGCTATATTGCCCTTTGTGCCTTTATATCGACAGTTATTGGACGTGCGAACCTAATTGTGCTACGTGTTTTGCTCGACGTCTGAACCGAACTTGGGGGAATGATTTTAGGATTGCCGATGTAGAGGACATTAAGAAAAAACTACTGTCTAAAAAAGGTACGAGCCCTTTACATCGAGCAATACAACAGCGGAAAACTCTCCGGTTGGGAAATCGCTCCGACCCATTCCAAGATTGCGAATTGAAATACAAAGTCTCCACTCAGATAGTAGAATTTCTCAGGGAACAGAATTGGGATACAGTTATTCAGACTAAATTCCCCCAGCGTGCTTACGAGTTGACAGGATTGGGCGAAAACTTTATAATGATGGCAGAGATTATGCCGGGATTGGAAGCCGATTGGGAGTTGTTCGAGTACAAGAAAACCGAGAATCCCATTGAGCGTGTAAAAACGTTGGGGAAGTTGAAGAAGAAAGGATTTCGGGTTGGAGCCAACGGTGAACCTTTCATTCCCGGATATCATACGGTAGAACAATTCAAAGAAACCCTGAAGCTACTCAAATCATACGGAATTGACCGCTACAACACNTATAATCTACATATGAATGATTGGGTAGTAAAGAACCTTTTCAAGTTGGGATTGGACATTGAAAAGATTTACTACATGAACCAAGATAAGGAATGGCGTAAGATCCTACAGAAATTGATTCAGATTTCCAGTGATTTGGGGGTTATTCTAGGGTGTCCAGACTTTGTAAATAGCGGCTGGGAAAATGTTCAAAAAAGCAACACTTGCTGTGGAATAGATGTAAAAAATCCTTGTACATTTAACGCTCACCACTTCAAACTTGCGGTTCAACAAGGTAGAAACCCTAGAGATTGTTGGGATGGCGTTGGTAATTATGAGGAAGGTTTGAAGATTATTGAGGGAAAAACGAAAGAAATGTATACATTGAAGGACATTGTAGGAAAAAGGCTGGTGAGGAAGGGGTGAAAAGGAAAAATCCGCTTGGTATTGAATAATCGAAAAAGAAGGGAGAGGAGAACCATTAACACCATTAAGGAGTATCAAGAAATCCGAGAATTAGTGAGTCGAATTGTTCCAGGGAACCGCCCTTTCTTCCCAGCAAAACACAAAGGTGGGCTAATCAAAGAGAAGGGAAGAAAGAGAAACTATCATCAATACAACTTGCTTACCCAACAATGGGAGAAGCGAGAGAGGTTGTTGGACACCGAACAAATCAACAGTTTTCTCGAAATCTCATTACGAGCCGCGGCTTGCCCCATGCCTTTCAATGCGGATGTTTGGGACGGTTTGAATTGTATTGCGGAGGGGCAGAAAGTGAAAACCAAAAGAGGGGAAATTCCTATTGAGGAGGTAAGGCCTGGAGATGAAGTCTTAACCTTCAACGAAGTCACAGGAAAAACAGAGTGGAAAACAGTCGTCAATACCTCTAGGAGTATCCGGAGAGATTTGGTGGAGATAGAAACAGAAAAAGGAAAATTGTTAGTAACAGAAGACCACCCAGTATTCACTCAGCGGGGATGGGTCAGGGCTGGTGAGTTAACAGATGAGGACGTCCTGTATACCTACTAATACTCCCGCTAACTTTTGTAAGTGCGGTTGNGGAACTCCCATTCCTCCGGGAAATACTTGGGTAAGAGGACACCACCGTCGAGGAGTAAAACACNCCAAAGAGGCACGAGAGAAAATAAGCAAGGCGTTAAAGGGAAATACCCCTTGGAATAAAGGTATTCCAAGGACTGAGGAAGAAAGGCAGGNTATCAGTAGAGGAATATCTGAGGAGGAACGGAAAAGAAGGTCAGAAAGGACTAAAAAGGGCTGGGAGGAGGGGAAATATGACTTCATGTATGGAGAGACAAACCCGGCCTGTCGTCCAGAAGTTCGGGAGAAAATTGGAAACGCCTGGCGTGGACGTTCTCACACCGAAGAAACAAAGGAGAAAATAAAAAAAGCTTGTTTGGGGAAACCCGGTAGGCCATTTCCAGAGAATCTTAAAAAGCTATTTTCCAAACGAATGAAAGAAGATAATCCGATGTATAGAAAAGAAGTTCTTGAAAAACATCCAGTATTGAATCACGGCCCAAAGTTTATTTCTGAAGGAGAAGATAAGGTTGCGAAGATATTACAAGATATGAAAATAAGTTATGAAAGGCAGAAACCTTTAAAGAAAGCGGTACGCGGATATTATATGTTAGACTTCTTTTTACCAGAGTACAATGTAATAATAGAGTTTGATGGACACCATTCCCACGTTGAGAATCCAGAAAGAGATAAAGAACGTGACGAGTATATTTTGAAAACATATGGATACCCTACATTGCGAATAAAACCTCTAGAATTGAACAATAGAAATAGACCTGATTTGATAGAAAAGATAAGGAGGTTTTTAAATGGANGTAAGACCAGCGAAAATAAAGTCAATTAGAAAAGTTGTTCGGGAAAATGTTGTATATGATTTAACTGTTCAAGATAATCCGAATTTTTTTGTTGAAGGTCATCTGGTTCATAATTGTCCGTTCAGGTGTATTTACTGCTTTGCTGATACCTTCCGAGCCAGTTTATATACTTCTTTTTTCGACAACCCCCGAGCGATTGGATTACGACATTGTAACCCTGATTACTACAAACGGGAAATCGACAAGATGTTACCACTTCGGGGAAAAGACCCTCATGGATTGTCGGGTATCCGAAAAGCGTTTGCGATGGAGATTCCAGTAAGGTTTGGAATTCGCTTTGAAGATTTCCACCCGTTGGAGCGAAAACAGAAGGTCAGCCTTGAACTGTTGAAATACTTCAAGGAAATTGCTTACCCGGTTATGCTCAACACTAAATCCGATTTAGTTGCTGAAGATGAATATGTAAGAGCGTTGGCGGAAAATCCAGCCGGTGCTGCGGTTCATATCACTATTCTAACCACAAACGAAGAATTGACTAAGCAGCTGGAGCCTGGCGCACCATCTTATGAACGGAGGATGAAAGCGGCGAAGATATTACACGAGGCCGGAGTTAGAGTTGTCCCGAGGATTGAACCATATATGTTTTTGGTCAACGATACCGAGGACGATGTAAGGCGATACGCAGAAAACCTAGCAGAAATTGGAATCAAACACATGACATTTGACACGTATTCCTATTCAGCAAACATCCCGGGAGTAAGACAGAACTTTATGAACAGAAACCTTGATTTTGACCGCGTATTCATTGCCGGTTGCGATAGTCAGTTGTTAGGAAGCATCTTGTTGGAAAAGTATATGAACATATTCCGGGAATTCGGGATTTCTTGTAGCACTTTTGACCTTGGGAATGTTTCAACCAACGACCAAGATATTTGTTGCTCAGTTGAGGATTGGTTTAAAGGTGGTTGGAACTATGGGTGTACAGTAATGGCAATAAGATTCATCACCAAGCATAAAGGGAAGCCGGTCACGTGGAGTATGTTCAATGATTGGGTACATGAACATGGCGGATTTCTTACCGAAGCCCTGGAACAAGAAGTCCATGAACTTTGGAATATGGAAGGAAATGCTGCTTACAGCGTCAGCTGGGGCAGCGGAATGGTACCTGTGGGATATGACCGTGACGGGATTGTTTGGTCATATATCCCGGAAGCTGATGAAAGAAAAGAATTATTAGAATCCTTGAAAGCGGGGTTGAGTAGATGAGTAAACAGAATGTGAGAGTAAACAAACGTATTGAAGGAATATTTGCTCAGGCAGTCGCCATGGACAACCGGGGAATCAAGAACATGATTCACTGTATCGATGATAACATATATGTGGTAAACTTTGACTATAGCATGATACTCAGATTTTCCTTGAGGCAGAGCGAAGCTAGGTTTGAAGTCCCCATTTCATTTAACGCCAATGAATATGATTCGCCAAACTTTACTTTTGAGATTACTGAAAATGGAAGTAAAATTGTATTCCATACCGTAGAAAAAGAATTCACTCGGAGAAAAATCTGTCAGACTAAAAGTGTTTCCCCTAATGCTGAGGATATTGACAAATTATATCAAGAGCTGAAAAAGAAAGCTGAACAATCTCAATATCTTTTCTACTTATCCGCTGATTGTGTTCCATTGTTGGAGGAAGATTTATCACACGTGGAAATATCTGTCGAAAACTCATCGTTGATATTACGCCAACGTAATATCTATACCGGGACAATAGTTGAGGTTGAATCGAACGAAAAAGGATTCTTCACTGTGAACAGATTACCGAAGGAAATGCCGCCAATAGCCTTAAAAACAAAGGACTTTACTAGTTTGTTTAACATTCAAAAGTCCCTTGCATTTATTCCTACCGAAGATTTCCTGGCGGTCAAAGACCCACAAAAAGATGATTTTGATGGCGTTTTAGCCTTGTGTAAATACGATATGATTATTGATTTGTATAATAAGAAGGGAGGAGACGAAGATGGGAGGAAAGAGCAGGAAACGGGGACAAGTCAGCAAGAAGNTGATAGACCGCCTGTTAAAACAACAATCTCAAGGCGGAGAAAGTAAGAAATCTGGACAATCCAAGAAGCAGAAGGGATTACTATGAAAGGGATTGACCAATACCTTGCGAGAGCTCACAGCCTGAGAATTATTCCTAACTTTTGGTTGACAAGGGAATATCTGTCTATTCAGCCGAACATAAAACTGGAAACTGACGGGAAGTTTATTTGGTTGCAGGAGGATGAATGGGCNGTATTCCCTCCTCTTCCCTTGAATCGTAAGGACTTTTCAGAACAACCGCCAAAGGGGTTACGAATTTGGAGCGATTTCATAAACTATTCAGTTGGCGAACCGATTCAATTTTTGGATTGGGAATATACCTATGCCGCCGATGATTTTTTTAATATGACCGGCGGTAAGTGGAAGGTATTTAGGAAAAACTGCCGGAAGTGGCCAAGGGAAAACAAAGATTGGGTTTATACTACAGATGTTCCATCATACCCCGAAATTCAGTCGTTATTANTTAAATGGTTAGACGCCAGAAACGACAAAGAAATTGCGGACAGTGAATCATTAATCTGGTTTGTGTTCTATGGAACTAACCGAGCCTTTTTAAAACGGAAAGGCAAACTAGTTGGAATGAACGTATGGGATGAAAATGGAGATTGGTTGATATACCGATATTGTATAGCAGACCCTGAAGAGCGTTTCTTGGACGAATTCTTGCGGTTGTTATTCTATCAGAGTTTTCCGGGAAAATTGGTTATAGATGGCGGAGTGTTGGACAATCCCGGTCTGGAAAAATTCAAAGATAAACTCAATCCCATACGCAAGAGACCGGTGTATTCGAGAACAACGTAAATAATTTTACTGTAAATTGTATAATAAATACAGAGANGGAGGGGTACAAAATGCCAGGTAGTAAAGAGCGCTNGTCAGCTGAGGAGTTGAGGNNCTANGCCAAAGAANNNTATCCTGGGATTCTGGTCAAAACCAACAAACCCTACAGCAAAGGAGCCGCGTTCATAGACCCGGATACNGGGGAGGTATTGCTTGAGGGCGAGAGTAACTATAAGCTGATGGACAAAGTTACTGCCCCGGGCTTTGAACTCCTGTGGACCAAAGACCGGCCAATAATGAAGTTGTTTGATGTCAAGCCAAAAATCCTGCTGAAGAACTACGCAGAAAAAATGTTTTCCCGAGGANTGTGTTACATCATTGAGGCGATGGAGATATCAGGCTTGAAAAATCCCCGCTTTGTGATAGGGGAGGACGGGTTTCCGGAAGCTATCAAAGTTGGCAATTTTGAATACGACATATATGGAATGAGGAAACGAGGACAACTAGAATAGGGAGGAGT